TGCCAGTGGCGTGCAGGTGGATGAAGCTGGCAATCGGCTGATGAAAATGCAGCCAGGTATGATTTTCGATAATCTATTGCCTGGTGAAGAAGTCGGCATGATTGACAGTAATCGCCCTAATACCATGCTGGAGCAGTTTCGTAATTCACAGCTTCGGGCGGTGGCAGCTGGTACTTCTACTGGTTATTCCTCCATTGCCAAAGATTACAACGGCACATACTCCGCTCAGCGTCAAGAACTGGTGGAGCAGTCAGTGCATTACGCTGTGCTGCGTGAATATTTCATTGAGCGTTGTGTGCGTCCGATCTGGGAACGGTTTGTGGATATGGCTGTGCTCTCCGGTCAGCTGAAAGTGCCGCAAAATGAGATTAACCCGCGCTCGCTGAAAAAGGCAGGATTCCAGGGGCCAGTCATGCCGTGGATTGATCCACAGAAGGAAGTGACTGCTGAGGAAAAAGCCGTAGCTGCAGGCTTCAAATCCCGCGCTGAGGTGATCCGCGCACGCGGCGGTAACCCGCAGGATACGTTCGAGCAGATCAAGCAGGAACGTGAGCAGGAAAAAGAAGCCAGTATCAACTTTAGCACCAGCAATGGTGGGCAGCAACTTTCACTCTTTAACGAAACCCAAGGAGAATCCGATGACAAAGAAAATGAAGATGAAGCCGGAAAACAAACCGGAAATGCTGACAAGGACAGTTGATCTCACACGAGAATCGATCGTTGATGAAACCAGCCGCCTTGTGCGGCTTTCTTTTTCCTCTGAAGAACCCGTCACGCGCCAGAGCTTTTTCAGCGACCCGTGGATTGAGGTGCTGGGTCATGAGCGCAGTGAGGTTGATCTGGAGCGCCTGAATAACAGTGCTCCGGTGCTGTACAATCATGATCGCAGTGAGCGTGGCAACCGCATCGGTGTGGTTGAGCGTGCATGGGTCGAAGGTGGCCGTGGCTATGCTGAAATTCGCTTAAGTAAGCGCGATGAGGTAGAAGGCTTCTGGCAGGACGTTAAGGACGGCATCCTGCGTAATGTTTCCGTGGCCTATCGCATCAATGAGCGCAAGCTGGAAAAAGAACACAAAGATAAACCAGATCTGTATCGGGTGACCAGCTGGACACCGATGGAGATATCGCTGGTCGATATTCCTGCTGATGCCAGTGTTGGCATTGGTCGGAGTGCTGAGGATGAACCCTTGGCTGAGGACGCTCCGGAAGAGCGCAGCCTCGATACCCAACCCCAACCTAACCAAAAGGAGAAGACTATGCCTGATAAAGTCGTAGAAAAAGAAACGCCGGAGCATCTTGATGCGAAGCGCAAGGAATCGCCGCAAGTCGATGAAACGCGCAAAGGCGAAATCATGGATGAAGGTGCAAAACGCGCACTGGAACTTGAGAAATCCCGCCGCACAGAGATTCGTAAGCTCTTTGAAGGCCACGATGATCATACGACGGTGCGTGATCAATGTCTGGACGATCCGGAGATTGATATCAACGAAGCACGCAAGCTGCTGCTGGATGCTATCGGCAAAAGTGAACAGCCTGCCGCCAATGGCCTGCGCGTCGAAGTAGGTGAAACTGCCGCCGAGAAATTCTCTCGCGCTGCGGAAGATGCTATTTCTGTGCGTGCTGGTCTTACCGATGATCGCAGCAAAGCCAGCGAGCTATGCGGTTATCAGCTGGTGGATATTGCTCGTAAGTGCCTAGAGCTGCACAATGTGCGTACCGAGGGCATGGATCGCAGTACCATGATTGGGCGGGCATTTACCCACTCCAGTAGTGATTTTCCAAAAATTCTGGAAAATAATGCACGCAAGGCCATGTTACGTGGTTATGAAGAAGCGCCGGAGGTATTTCCTCGCTTTACCCGTGTGGGTAATTTGTCTGACTTTAAGATTCACACTCGTACCGGTATCGGTACAGTGGCATCGTTGCGGAAAGTTGAAGAAGGCGGTGAGTATAAGCACACCACCATCGGCGAACGCGGAGAGCAAATCCAGCTAGCTACTTACGGTGAGCTATTCAGCATCACCCGTCAGGCTATTATTAACGATGATCTGGAAGCCTTTACTCGTATTCCGCGTACACTGGGTCGTGCTGCTGCCCGTACTGTGGGCGATTTGGTTTTCTCTATTCTGACAGATAATCCGAATATGTCGGATGGTAAGTCTGTATTCCATGCAGACCATAAAAATCTGGCGGCATCGGGAACAGCGATATCAGCCGCAAGCGTCAGTAAAGCACGTGCTGCAATGCGTAAACAGAAAGATGGTAGCGCAACGTTGAACATTGCACCAAGATTTCTAATGACTCCTGTCGATTTGGTAGATACGGCGGCGGTACTGATGGCATCAGAAACCAATCCGGATCAGGCTAACAGCCGTGTTCGTAACGTAGCTACGGTCAACGGAGCGCTGGAAGTGCTTGCAGATGCGCGTCTTGATGCTGCTTCAGCCACCGCCTGGTATCTGCTGGCAGATGCCAATTCCTTTGATACCATCGAAGTTGGATACTTAGATGGTGTGGCACTGCCATTCCTGGATGATATGGATGGATGGTCAATTGATGGGCGCGAATACAAGGTACGCATCGATGCGGCGGCAGCGCCTCTCGAATTCCGTACCATGTATAAAAATCCGGGTTCTTAAGCATTAACTCAAAGCAAACTGCAGCGGCTTTAAGGCCGCTTTTTTTATGCCTAAACTAAAGGAGAAATCTTATGGCTACTAACTATATTCAGGAGGGCAAAGCCCTCAATTATACCCCATCCGGTGCTGATCTGGCATCGGGGGACTTTGTGCTGATCGGTGCGATCGGAGGGGTGGCAAAAACCGCTATCGCCGATGGCAAGACCGGCGCGGTGCATATTGCCGGTGTGTTCAGTGTACCGAAAGCCAGCGGCGCGGTGACGCAGGGCGCGAAACTGTACTGGGACAGCACTAACAGCGTGCTGACCACCACGGCATCCGGCAATACCATCGTGGGCGTGGCAGCGGAAGCCGCCGCCTCTGGCGATGCCAATGTCAAAATCCTCTTAAATGTGGGTCTGTAACCATGGCATTCATCGAGGACATGCAGGAGCGTGATCTGGCGCTCCTGCAAACATTGGATGGACGTGAGATAACCTATACACCCGATGGCGGGTCGCCTCGTGTCATTTCCGGCATGCTGCAGGAATTTAGCGAGCTGACAGGTGGTGAAACGGTGGATGTGGTGGTAGCCAAGCCAGTTTTGTCAGTTCGTACTATCGACATTCCAGAAATACAGGCCGGAGATAGCTTTACTGTTGGTGGAAACGACTATGAGGTTGCCGTTGTCAGCCCTGACAATGAAGGCATCACCGAGTTGATACTGGAGAAATTATGAATAGGCGATGGGTTCAGCACCCTGTTCCAGCAGGGCAATCAGCTCGCTGTAGATGTAAAGCCGCTCCTTGCCCTTGCCGCTGACATCCTTGACGATGCCCAGTTCCTTGAGGTTGTTCAGCGCGGTGCGGGTGGTGGGAACGCTGACATCCAGCACCTTCGCGGCATTGATAGCTGAGATCATCGCTCTGTGGCGCAGCAGGTCATGCACCTGCCCGGCGCTGATGGCGGCACGTTTGAGGCTGGTGATGCGCTCCTTGTCGGTGGCGAAAAGTTCGGAAATTTTCTGGCTGGTGACAACCACCTGATCGGCGGTTTCCGCCACGCCCTGAAGGAAGAAATCCAGCCAGCCCTCCCAGTCGCCGGTCTGACGCACGGCATTCAGGCGCTGGTAATATTCCTCGCGGTTGTTCTTGAAGAACAGGCTCAGATACAGCCATGGTTGCTTCATGTCACCCATGAGGATGAGGAAAAAGGTGATGAGCAGTCGTCCGATACGACCGTTACCGTCCAGGAACGGGTGGATGGTTTCGAACTGGACGTGAATCAGCCCGGCGTCGATGAGCGAAGAATAAGACCGCTCTTCAAGGTGCAGGTATTTCTCGAATGCGTCGAGACATTCCATCAACCGCTCCGGCGGTGGAGGCACGAACCGGGCGTTGCCGGGGCGCGAGCCGCCGATCCAGTTCTGCGAGGTGCGGAATTCGCCCGGCTGTTTGTGACTGCCCCGCCCTTTGGAGAGCAGGACTTCATGCATCTCGCGGATTAACCGCAGCGACAGCGGGAAGCCTTCTTTGATGCGCTTTAAGCCATGCTCAAGCGCGGCGACGTAGCAGGAAACCTCGACCACATCGTCAATGGGCACGGATGGGGCTTCCTTGCTCTCATAGAGCAGCAAGTCAGACAGCGAGGACTGCGTCCCCTCGATCTGGGATGACAATACCGCTTCCTTGCGGACGTAATAATAGAGGAACAAGCTGCTGTCGGGCAGCACATCGGCCACGCCGTCCAGCCTGCCGATGGCTTTGGAAGCCTTTGCCAGCAGTTGCTGCAGCGGCACCAGGTTCAGAGCCGGTTCCGGTGGAAGCGCTGGCGGCACAAACGCCTGGTAGCTCTCGCCCGTGACGCTGCATTTTACATAGGTGCCAAGCCGGTTGTTATCGGTCATAAGTTTTGTTTTCTCCGTTAGAAAAGAAAATATAACTCATTATCCTTTCTTTTTCAAGCAGAAAGGAAGGGTAAAACCCATCTATAGGCACTAAAAACAAAGAATAACCCATTAATCTTTCTTTAACGGGAGACAAAACAATGAAACACGCACGCACCCAGATTCGCAATGCGGTCACGGCCCTGCTCAAGGGAAACACGACCGCCGGAGACAATGTATTCGAAGCGCGGGTCTATCCGCTTAACGACCCGAAACTCCCGGCCCTACTGATTTATACCAAGCAGGAAACCGTGGGCGAACAATCCATGAGCCGCCCCCGCACCCAGCAACGCGAGCTGATGGTGACCATCGAGGCCTATGTGAAGGCACGCGGCAATGTGGATGAAGATACCGACACGCTGGCCATGGAAATTGAGCAGCTGGTTGCTACCGATCCAACGCTGGGCGGTTTGGTGAAAGATACTGCATTGGACACCACAGAAACACAATTTTCCGATGACGGAGAAAAGCCGGTGGCGGTGGCAATTCTGACTTTTTCGGTGCTGTACACCGTCAAGGAAAACGCCCCACAAACACTTATTTAACCAACCAAACTCAAAGGAGAAACATTATGGCTACTCACGCTGGTAGCGAAGGTAAGGTCTTTATTGGATCAGACCAGGTCGCTGAAATTAAATCATGGTCGATGGAGATTACCTCCGACACCGTGGACGCATCTATCATTGGAACATCATGGCGCAAAAATCAGGCCACTATCAAAGGTTGGTCTGGCAGTTTTGATGGCTTCTGGGATGAAACCGATGTCGATGGTCAAGGTGCTTTATCCGCCGGTGGTACGGTAACGCTTAATCTCTATCCCGAAGGAGATGATACGGGAGCCACCTATTGGAGCGGCGATGCGATCATCACCTCCATTTCTTATAACGCATCGTTTGACGGGATTGTCGAAGCATCCTTCAGCTTCACTGGCACCGGCGCGTTAACCGAATCAACCGTAGCTTAAAGGAGGCATCATGAGTGTTATTAATCGTGCTACTGCTCATTACGCATCGCAGGAAAGGCTGATTATTTCAGTCCCTGAATGGGGTGATGACAACAACCCGCTGGAAATCCATGTATTCCCGATGACCATGGCAG